GCAATGCCGCCAAGAAGACAAAAAGATGGCTAGATCAACGATTAACGGACAAACAAAGATCGCACCTGGCTACTCAAGGGATAAATATTGAGCCGTTTGATTTCTCTTGGACGAAGTACAGAGCGGCTTGTATGCTTAGTTTCTTATGGAACAAGCGCACAATCGAGGCAACAGTGGAGAGATATCTATGAAAAAAAATAAATTTCATCCAAAAGGTCATGTGGCGTTACCTGTTCCAGAAGGTATGTTGATGACGATGAAATCTGGGGAAAGTAATGCTGACGCACTGAAGCGTTGGCAAGTAAAAGACGTAAAGACTCGATGGGCAGTATATGATGATGGTCTTAAAATTTGGTATAACGGAAAGCTTATAGCTGAGATACACCCAGATGAGTTTCCATATCTATTATCTGATCTCGCTATGCATTTAAGGAGGAAAAAATGAAAAGACAATATACTAAACAAGTTAGGGATAAATTAGGTTACACAATTTTTTTTCGGCATGATTATGACAATCAAAAATTAAAGGATTTGTTAGCAAGTGATGGCGTAAAATTTTTATTTAAAAATTTTGAAGAAATAAAATGCTTGGAATGCGGTAAAGAATTTAAAGCACAAAACAAAGGCACTGGTGCAAAATATTGCGGTGGTGGTTGCAGAAACAAAGCTAGTCGTAGAAGAACGATTGTTAGGCACGTTGAAAAAGAGATCGCACGAAGAAAGGAACAGGGGTTGCTATGAGTAAAAAACAAAAACAGGGTGGTCCTTGGATAGCAAAAATGAATGATGGATTAATTTGTACTCTACAGCATTGGACGGATGGAACGTCTAGTTTAGAGCTTACAACTTTAATTAAAAAAGACGGTAAAGTTGTTCCTACAACAGAGATACACGAATGGACTACTCCGCAAAGAGAAGAAAGAATTGAAGATTACAAATTAAGTATAGAATCAGGAAAAATAAAGGCAGTAAGAAAATGAGTGATTTACCAAAACCAATAAATGAATTGTCATTTGTATTAGAGAAGTTTGGTTGGGATACCAAGTTTTCTGACCTGTCATTAGATCAGGTTCATGTATTAATATTTGCTTTGCAGGAAGCAGAAAAACTATCAGAGGAAATAGAAATTGGAAAGCTCGAAGACAAATACTATAAGTCAACAGGCTCTTGGCCTTCTACAAGTATCCCCTTCTGATCTCGTAGCAGAGGCAATATCGCAAGCAGTAGACAAAGCTATCGTAGAAAAGAATACTAGACGCGAAAGAAGAAGATACCTGGGTGCATCAAGCATAGGTGAAGAGTGTAGTAGAAAAATACAGTATAGGTATTTAAACTATCCGACTGATGAGGGATCAGGCTTTAGTGCAAGAACACTAAGGATATTCGAGTTCGGTCATCACATAGAAGATTACGCTGCAATGTGGCTACGAGATGCAGAATTTGATCTTCGAACACAAGACAAGATGGGAAAGCAGTTTGGGTTTTCTATAGCTGGTGATGAAATCAAGGGACACATTGATGGCGTGATCTGTGGCGGTAACGTGAATATGGGATATCCATGCCTGTGGGAAAACAAGTCAGCAAACGATCAGAAATGGAAAACATTTCAGCGCATGGGGGTAGCCAAGGCAAATCCTGTTTACGCTACTCAGATCGCTTTATATCAAGCGTACATGGAACTCACAGAACACCCTGCGCTCTTTACTGTGGTAAATAAAAATAATTCTGAAATTTATTACGAATTAGTTCCGTTTAATCGAGAGCTAGCACAGGCCGCAAGTGACAAGGCTGTAAATATCTTGACTGCGGCAAAGGCAGGTGACATTCTACCTCGCATAGCTCAAACGAGAGATTTCTATCTCTGTAAGTTTTGCGAGTTTAGGGAGACTTGTTGGAATAATTAAAAAAGCAGGGGGTAGGCAAAAGGACTATGATCTACCCCCCGAAGAGGTAAATAGGTATATAAGGACAATATAATGTCATTAAGGGTAATTGGCAATACAAGATATGGTAACGGACAGAGAGATTTAGTCGCAGAAATAACGGATAGAGTTCCATCTTATGCGCAAGTAGAGGCTCTTAAAAATGCTTATCCAAACGGAAAAGTTGTTCGTAACGAGTTTTACTTAGGATCTTTAAATGGAGAGGCTGGTCAGTCTTTAAAAATAAATATTGATCCATCGAGCCCAGATTTTATGCGCGGTATGGATTTTAATACAGGCGATGGCATTGGGGGGATAACTAAAATCCTGATGGCAGCATACAATTGGAAAATAAAAGATGTAGCAGATCACTTCTCTACCTGGTTGGAAAAACCACAAACAGAACCACCCATGAATCCAATAAAGCCCAGGCAAGAAGAACCACAGCCTGAACAGATAAAACGAAAAAGAGTTATTGATTATTCAACACCACACGATGGTGAGTATTTATATTTATCAGAAGACAATGAAGTTATTGTTGCTGTTAGAAGATATATTGAACGAGATGAAACAGGTGAAATTGTTAAAGATACTGATGGTAACGCCAAAAAAGAATTTCGTCAGTTTCCTCGATTACCAGAAACAAGACCTCTTTATAACCTACCGCAAATCAAAGAAGCTGATCGGGTCATATGGGTAGAAGGAGAAAAGTGTGCTGATGAGTTAATTAAACTGGGGCATACAGCAACTTGTACTATCGGGGGCGCAGGAATGCTATCTCAGCGCACCAAAGATAAGTTCGACTTCTCTCCACTGCACGGTAAAGAACTTATCATATGGCCTGACAATGATGATTCAGGACAAAAACTAGCTAGAATTATACAAGAACTTGCCGTCAACGCTGGTGCTAAGTCTGTCACAATGCTCACACCACCAAGAGGTAAACCAAAAAAATGGGATGCCGCTGACGCAATAGAAGAGGGCTTTGATATATCAAAGTTTCTCAACGCACCAAATCATAAAGTAAAAAGAACACTATCTCTTAAAAATAGAAACCTTTTGATATCAGAGCAATTTCATGGATCTCCACCTGAACAAAAGTTTCTAATTGGAGATACCATACCGCTAGGAATACCTTGTGTTTTTGCCGCTGCAGGGGATAGCGGTAAAGGTATGATGACATTAGACCTGGCTATGAAAGTCGCATCTGGTCAAGCTATGCAGAGATCTTTTGGTGGATTAGTAGCGCATCATGGATCAGCTATTATCTTATCGGCTGAAGACGATAGAGATGAATTACATCGTAGAGTTAGCCGACTCGATAGCACAAACAATCGTTCAAACTACAAGCATGACTTGTTAATTGTGCCCTTACCAAATGAAGGTGGTGTGTTTCCGATTATGATGAAAGCGGATAATACCTACGTTACATCAACAGAGTTTGAAAAGATTTATGAAGAGATGTTAGAAATTGATGATCTGGCATTAGTTGTTATTGATCCTATGGCCTCATTTGTACACGCAGATGTTAATGCAGATCCAGCGGCTGGTGCGGCGTTCATGGGGCTATTAGCTCAAATGGCTACTGAAACAGGGGCTACGATTATAGTCAATCACCACATGGCTAAGATTAGAGATAAAGATCCGGTCACAACACCAGAAGAAGCTCGTAATCTCATTCGAGGTACGTCAGCTATTGTTGATGGGGTCAGGTCGGCTTTCGCTGTTTGGCAAGTCGATGAGGGTGTAGCCAGGACACGATGTAAAAACCTTGGCGTTACTTATACAAGAAACGCTGTGTTTGATGGCGCCGTGGTTAAATCAAATGGCGTTGCAAATAGAGATATTAGACACTTTATTCGTAATTCTAACAACGGGCTGCTAGAAGATAGAAGTGAAGATATTAGAAGTATTATTGGTTCTGAAGTCGTTAGAAATAGACTCGAATATGTATTTAACTTTATCAGTATTCAGGAAGAGGCAGGTAATTATATGACAAAAGATGGTAATATTGATGGTGTTTGGGCTCAAATTCAAAACGCACCGTCCACAGATATTAATGCTATAAATTTAAGAGATGATGGCAGAACTACAATTAAAAATACTGTTACAGCTTTATTACAAGATGGTAGGCTGGGTGCTTATAAGAGAACAGACAAATCAAAAAAACAATTTATCGGGGTCATGGGTGGTGATTTGTATCACCAGGAACAAGCGATTATAAACGGACTTTAATAATGAAAGCTAAAGCTAAAGGTAAAATATACGAAAGTGAAGAGGCTCGAATAAGATACGAGGATCTCTACAGCAAAAACTGGTGCGTTCAAAACAGGCTAGATGTATCAGAAAAGCCTCATCTTCGGGGACAAATTAAAATAAAAACTTTTGTTGAAAAAGAAGATGAGATTAAAAATTTATCTAAAAATGCAAAAATGGTTAACAGTTTTTTAAACAGAAAAATGAA